TTTTCTGTTCCGCCTGCTGCGTGAACATGGCGTACTGCTCCTCTGTGAACTCGTTTTCACAGATGTCAGCAATGTTGATCTTCAGCTCGGCGTAGTTCATGCTTTATGCCATCGGGCCTCGGGCCATAACACCCTTCGTGGCGCAGCCAGTACCACGGATTTTGATGCCGCTGGTCTTGGTGCCCATGCCATCAGGCTTGTTGCTGAACGCGCCCACACTCATGTTCACCGTATCCACGCGGCTGTGGTTCGGCTCTTTGCCGGGGTTGGTGGAGGCCTTTACAGACTTGCCGTCCATGGTGTGCGGCTTGGCGTAGACGCTGGCTTGGCCAACTTCTTTGCCCATCATCTTTTGACTGAATTTGGCCATGTCATTTCCCCTTGGGTGCAGACGATGTACGCTGGTTCATGACCTTGGCCATGCCGCGTCCAAGCTGTTTCATCTGCAGATTGGTCTTGCCGCCCTTGGCCAGCTTGGTCGGCTTCATGCCCGGGTGCATGTTTGCCTCGTGTTTGCCCACTGCTTTTTTCGCGTCCATGTCAGACTCCTTTACGATACCGATATTGTCACCGTGCCGATAAGCACAGTCAACGCCAATGTGTTGGGTGTCAGGAGCGTATCAAACGACCTTGATCCACCCACTGGGTTCCATCCCCACTGAATATCCCGAGAGCCGCCAGACAGGTTGCCGTCGTCATTCAGGCCAGATGTCACGTAGGTGGTGTCCCTGCGTGGGTTTCTCAGCGCCTGCGGGTCATCCACAGGGAACGTGCCAAGCATCAACTGAGGCTGATCAGGGTCGTAGCACTCAGAACAAACCAAAAGTTCGTACTTGCGCTGTTTAATAATCTCAGTTCTTAACTGCTTGAGTTTAAACTGCTGCCCGCACCTATCGCACATGGCAATCGCTTTGTGGCCTGCTGCAAACCGGTTGGACATCAGTAGCCACCGTTTCCAATGTGCATCGCACGAGGAACAAACCGGACTGCCGCCTTTTCGCGGTCTTCCGATGAGGCCAAATCCCACGCTTCGTCGTACTGCTGCTTTAAGACACCCAAGCGCTCCATTGCGCCGGGAATCTTCAGGGCAAGGTGATAGGCCAAGCCAGCCGTCATGGCTTCGTAGAAACGGAACGGCATGTCCATGGTGTTCACACCCGTGCCAGCGTCCTGCATGCGGCGCAAGCGCCAGTACACGAACACGTAGGGCTGTGAGTTGTCTGGGATTGGCCAAACCGTGATGCGAGGCGTGTCCAAGCGCTCAATCCAAACCTGAATTGGCCGGGCCTGCTGCAGCTTGTTAGGGATCGTGGCGTAGGTGGAGACGCTGATTCGAGTGATGGTCAGGTCGGCCTGCGTCGAAGCGCTGCCAGCACCAGTGCGGATCACATGCTCAAGCAGGTCCACGGTGTCGGCGGGCAAGTTGTATGTCGCTTGGCCGGGGATCAAGTTAATGAGCCCCTGCTCATACGTGAACATGTTCAGGCCACGGTTGGCCCACTGCGAAAACATCAGGTTCAGGGACCGGCTGGCCGTTCGAAGGTCGTAACCAGTGCGCAACTGACCACCAGCACGTTCGAACGCCTCCTCCACGATCTCCGTGAGGTCCATATTGAACGCTGTGGTGCCTGATGTTGCCATTATCTAAAACCTGCTGTTTTCTTTGCGATGGTCTTGGGCTGGGCCACAAACTGTTTGCCCGCCGCCTTACCAGCACGCTTGGCTTTTGTGGTGGCCGCATACTCTGCGGGGCTGAGCGATTTTATCGCCTTCTCCGGCAAATAGCGCTCACCTGTTTTTGACGACGGCTTGCCGCTCTTGGTGCGCCACTTCTGGTCGCCCCAGTCTTTGAGGGATTGCTGGGGCGCTTTCATGTCAGTCCCTGTACCCGCCGCCAGCGGCCTTGTACTTCTTGGCCACAAGCTGAGCTTTACGGGCCGACCATTGGCCTGCCCCGGTGCCCTGCGTTGCAGCAGACTTTACCTGCGACACGATCCGCTTGCGCAGCTCGGGCTTGGTGTAGTTGCCAGCCGCATTGACTTTACCGCCTTCAGCGTACTGCGTAAAGTCGGTGTCATCCCGGCGAGCTTTACGCACGCCTTTGGGCATTTTGGAGGGGGAGATGGCCCCCATACCACGGCTGGCCAGCATGTCAGCAGGTCTTTCCGCCCATGGCCATCTTGACCATTTTGCCCTTGGTGTGGCCTTTGGTCGCGCAGCCATCAGCACGAGTTACACCGCCTTTGGCGTAGCCCTTTTGGCCACGAACGCCATCACGAGGGTCTTCAGACGGAGGTGTCTTTGCCGCCTTGTTATAGGCTTTTTCATTGGCTTCGTCTGCCTTCTTTTCCGCCATCATGCGGCGGGCTTCTTTTTCTGCTGGGCTCATGTCAACTCCTTAGCAAGTTTTGCCGCCACGGGCCATCTTGACCATGGTGCCTTTGGTCTTGCCTTTGGTAGCAATACCGTCACGGCTTGGAGCGGCAGTTTTCACTGAGCCCATCTTGGTTGTGCCAATCGAGCCACCGGCCTTGTAGCCTTTGGCTTCAGCCATTTCATGCTTGACCATGGACTTGGGAGCGCCCTTCTTTTTCATGAAAGCCACTTCCTTTTTCATCATCTCTTTGGACTCTTTCATATCGCCACCTTTTGAAAATTTGCGGCCCTTGTCCGCGTTGGAGAACTCTTTGCCCACTGACTGTGGGACGCCTGCTTTCTTCGCAAAGGCTGGGTTGTTGGCCACAGCCGCCATGAAGTTGTGCTGCTTTTTACTCGTGCTGGGCATTATTGCCTCGCAGGTTGTCAATCTTGCGCTCAAGCCGGTCAAACCGGTCAAGCAACTGTTGCATGTCGGCCCGGAACTCCGAGCGCGTGATGTGATCCCGTGCCACTTCCTCGCGGGTGCGGTTGAGCAGGATGCCAAGACGGTTGATCTCGGCAAACTTTTCTTTCAGGATGAACCCGAGCATGGCCACAATTGCGGTGAGCACGAGGTTCCAGACCATCATTTCCATATCAGCACTTCCATCGCGCCAGTGACGCGGCTTTGCGAGTGGGCTTGCCCTTCTCGTCTTTCATTGGGCCGGGCATACCTGACATGCGTGCGCAGAACGAGTCCTTGCGCTTGCCACCCTGCGGCTGCGGGGCTTTGAGGTTGCTGCCGGTGGCGGCGTTATATTTAGCTCTGCCCTTGGCTGTCAGCCCAGCACCCTTGGATGCAGGCAGCTTCTCACCACGACCGATTGCAAGGGATGGGGTCTTCTTAGCCATTGACGACTTTCAGTTTGGGTGTGCAGTGCTGCTCAATCAGCGGCATCAACACGGCCTCTTTGAAGTTGCGGTGGTACTCCTGAGAGCCAACGTGCGGCAGGGTGATCTCAGGGTCCACAAAGACCGTGAAGCCATCTGCGCGAGCACGCTTGCAGAACGTGTAGTCCTCGCCAACGTACTGGCCATTGGTCAACTCAAAGTCGAACAGGGCGCTCTCTTTGCGGTTGTAGAAGTCGTTGAGGTACGTCCACTCAGGGTGGTTGGCCACCATCTTCTCCAGCACATGGCGCTGAATCATCATGAAGCCCGTGGCCACGTTCTCAACACGCAGCATGCCGTTTGCATCGAACTCAAGCGTCTTGTTCTCGTCGATGTAGATGTCCAAGAAGAACTTGCGGTCCTCGGCTCGGCGGGTGTACATCCCAGCGGTGATGTCCTTGCCGGTGCTCAGCGCCAGCAGGCGAAGCACAGACTCGGCGTCCACCACGATGTCGGCATCTACAAACAGAAAATCTGTGCAGTCCGACTCCAAGAAGTTGGCGACCAGAATATTTCTGGCCTTGGTGATAAGAGAGCAGCCCGACAGGTGCGACAGTTGCACCTGAACGCCAAACCGCGATGCCTTGACCACAAGATCGGCCAAGGCAAAGGAGGTTTTGATGTTCAACTTGCCGTCGTAGGCAGGGATCGCAATCATCAGTTTGCGACCTGCAACATCCATGGGGCGTGTCTCTTCAGCCATAAAAAATTGTGCAGTGAATATTTGCACCCAAGAACACGCGAATGCCTTGGTCCGCCAAGATGCCCTGACCGGGGATCACGATGGTGTAAGCCGTGGCATTTGAGGCATCAGCCTGAAGCAACATCTTGTTGTACACGGTAACGCTACCACTGGCGGCACCCGTATCAGCCACAGTCACCGTAAAGGCGTTGGGGCTTGTCACAGTCACTTGGTAGGGGTTGTCGGTCAAGTCCCAGTCCAAGTACACCCACTGACCAGTAGACAAGCCGTGGCCTGCCGCAGTCACGGTTGCAGTGGTTGTAGTGCGTGTGTACGTGCCAGCAATTGAGGTGTTTTCGACAAAAGCCGAATAACCTGTTGCGCCAGAAAGCGGAAAAATAGTTGCGCCTTTTAAGCGGGTCCGAGATGAAATCATCAACCCCGAAACTGACGCGTGTTGCGATTTAACGTCTGATTGCATCGACATAATCAATCTCCTTTAAAACAGGGGCCGAAGCCCCAGAGGTTGATTAGCTCAGGGCAGCGCCGACGGCAGTAACCCAAGCAGAGCCGGTGCTGATGACCAAGCAAAACTCATTGTTGCCAGCGCCGTTGTCGCTGATCAAGCGAACTTGGCCAGCATTGCCAGCGGCAGCGGCGGGTAGGGCGGCAGTCAGGATGGCTGGCAGGTCCACGAAGGAAGAAACTGTAACGCTGTCCACGCTAGTTGCGGGACCCAAGGTGCCGGTAACGGTAACAGCGCCAGTGGTTGCGCTGACGGAGACAGTTTGAAAGCCGTTCTCGGAACGAACTGGGCCCGAAAAAGTCGTATTGCTCATGATGATTCCTCACATGCGAGTTGAGGTGCATCTGTCTGCATGTCGTCGGCCCGGAGCCGTCAGATACACCGGATAGTCCGGGGTTGAGGCAATATATCACGCAGGTTCTTGGGGGT